ATACCATTGACTTTCATGAAAGCTTTAGACATGGATTCTGTTGAAGTTCCCATGATGGTTGCGACATGGTTCCACTCCTGGAACTGTTCAGCAGATAAACCTAGCTTTTGTGCTGTATCGCCAATCTCATCAGCGATATAAGCCGTTTTTATGGAAAATGCAGTTAAAGCAGAAACGGCACCTAAAATAGGTACCGTTACACTTTTCGTTAATGTTGAACCAAGCTTACCAATCTTCTCGATGTTAGCATTGCTTAATTGTTTGATTTTATCTGATGCTTTTTCTAACTGTCCATTCATCTTAGCAATTTCAGCTTCGGTATATTGGACATTTCGTTTGAGTTTATTAAACTCATCTTGACTCATGTCACCTATTTGAACAGCCTTTTTAGCATGCTCTAGTTCCTGGTTTTGAGTTTCCAGTTTTTTCTTGGTTTGAACCAAGATATCATTTAGTTTAGTTTGTTTTTGTTTCCATAAATCTAGGTTCGTACTATCGTAACGAAGGTTTGTATTAATCGCACGTAAATCTTTATTTTGATTTTTTAAATCTTTCTTGATTCCGTTTAGTTCATTTTCTAAATCTTTACCATCAAGAGTTAGTTTGATATTTAATCCTTTAACAGTCTCTGCCATTAATGCTCACCTCCAAGGTAAAAGAAAAACACACCTTTCGATGTGTTTATATTGATATTTTCTTAAAAAATACATCATTACGTTTTACAGAATTATCTAAAATGACGTTATATGGTATCACTTCAAAAAACACTTGGTATCCTTCATTGTAACTAAAATATGTATCATGATTGGATGAAGGTTTTAGGTTTTGTCTGCGCATTTGATTCTTTAAAGTTTCCGTTAAGTCTGCTATAATATATGCCACAAACTTTGTGTTGTCATCGACATTTATTATATCACCATTTACACCTTTAGCAGTTTTCCCTTTTATTGCATCTATATACTGATATATTTGTGAAAATGGATTTTCTTTATCGCTATAATCATCTCTACCAGGACGTTTAAACTCAACGATTGTAACATTTGATGCAGTTCCATTTAGTGAATCAGAGAAAGATATTGTATCCAAAAATAAGCCATCAGGTCTTTGCGTATCTTTGCTATCTATAAAGATTTTCTTTAAGGGTTCATCTGAGAAGAATCTATACGAGTATGCTAATCGTTCATCAATTAACCATAGATTATGTTTTTCATAATCGATATTTGAATCATCTGATTTCATAGGGAAGAATAGTTTATGTAATCTATTCTCTTTAAAATACTGATCAGCATTCTCATAAGATAGCATCTTACGAAGTAAATCAATAATCAATTTTCTTCTAATCACATATGATACCAACTCGGATTTTGCAATATCAGTAACATTCTCCATTATTTGGTTGATTTGGTCATCGCTAACTTCATCAATTGACTCAATGCTATTGACAGCATCATAATTTTCTAAATTCATTTTCTGATTGATTTTGAATAACTCAATCCTCATTTTATACTTGTTTTTTGCATTTGTATATGTGATTTTTTCAAGCTCATTGAGCCTTTTTTTATACAGGTGTAAATATTCAGGTGCATCATTTTGAATATAATTTTTAATATAGCTCATTTTTTCTTCTTTATATGGTTCTATGAACTTATCAAGGTAAATTGAAATGGCATTTACTATATGATCGTAAATGTTCAATTGATCGTCTACAAGAGTATTTCCATTTGGCTTATCAAACATTAAGGTATTAAATCCACTTCTTTCTTGATTTACATCTTTGTCTAAAAAAGCCCCTGATATAAAACATTGATAAATGGCTTTATTATTTTCTATATCAAAACTAGTTGGAAGTTCTTCTATGTTTGGTATATTAAAGTGATTAACCACTCTTTTTTGTGCACATATAAATATTTGATGATTTTCATTTGGACTTGTTTTGAGAAATACGTGTTTCAGTTCATATGTTTGTTTGTTAATCTTTAGTTTTTCTTCTTTGCTTTGGATGTACTTATCTTCAACAAAATAATCATTTATGCAAATTTCATCCCCATCATATATATTAATTTTGGTTGTAATCCCCATCACTAATAAGGATGTGAAATGTTCAACAAGTTTGTTTGCAATTTGTTTTGTGCTTATTGCACTTCTGCTGTAAAACTCTTGTTTCAATCCCAAAAGTTTAACTTCAGTTTTCAGATTAAACCCATTATGCTCAGTATCAATAATCTCAATTTCGTCATCTAGGTTAAAATTAAAATGACGTAACATTGAATTTTCTTTACCTTCATTAAAAACTGATATCACTTCGACATTATTAAAAGTTTTTAACCAATTAAGTCTACCGATACCTTTTCCGCCTATTTTGGATTTATAATCAGAATCAAACGTTCTAAATGACATCATATTTTTATCATTAAATCCAATGCCATTATCAGTTATAAAAATATTTCTGATTGGATAAATACCACCTTCAACAAGTGGCTCATTTTGGCGTTCAATTGTTATGTTTATCTCACCTTGATCCTGATTAATTTCTTCGATTGCTTGTAAAGAGTTACTAATAGCCTCAAACAAAGAAGTAAAAGGATCTTTTGGTGTAGGAAAATTCTTAATTCTCCCTTTAAAATTGTGAAGCATACTTTCTTTCATAACAAAACCCCCATTTCATATTTATATTCATTATATCAAATGGAGGTGTATTTAACAATAATCATAGAAGGAACTTATCAATATCTTTTTGTGTTGCTCTTCTTCTGGATTGGTTACCTTTGACAACATTCATCTCAAGTTGTACAATTTCAAAGTATGTATCTAAATCAAACGTCTTTGTGTCAGCAATTGAGATACCAAGATGAGCAAGATTAAATATGATATTTGCTGTTATGTTTACTTCATCATTTCTTTGTTGGTGGCTTGGGTGTAGATCCTTTTTGAAATGTACCGAGCATTTCACCTATCGTATTCGTTAGATTTTCAAGTTCATTTTGATTACTTAAAATAGAAAAATCCAACGACATTAAAAAGTCGTTGTAAGATTGTTTACTGAAAGGTCTGTGCAACACATATATGATTCGGAAGATAGTATCAATCACAGTAGATAGATCATCTTCTTTTTTGATATTTGATTTTTCTAGTTTCTTAATATCATTAAATAATTCTGTTGAGAAAACATTTCGATAGTCAATGATTGTAAATAATGATGAATGAAGGCGATAATCTATATCGCCAAGTTTGAGTGTTTTTTCCATTTTAGATTATCTCCTTAAATGAATGTTGGTAATGCTGGTGCAGTCGTTAAGAATGCAGCATAGTTCGTATCTCCTACACCTGCGATAACTCTTAAAATTAAATTGTTTCCAGATTCAATTGGTCTTGCTGTAATGTTAAGTGTAATCGAGTTTGCTTCAATGGAATCTGCTTTTGATTTACTAGCATCACCTGAAGGTGTAGCTGTACATAAGAAATACCATATACGTCTCGCCTTAATATCTCCTTGAATCTCATACCCAAGTGCAAATGTCTTTGTTTCGCTATTTACTACTTCCACTAAGTTTCCATTTGTATCTTCTAGAACACCAAAGATATCCTTTTTAAATACATCATCAATCTCTGTGAACTTAAGTGTTACATTCGTTCCTGAATTGGATACAAGCGTTGCGATTACTTTATCATCTGCATACACTTGTGCACTACCACCGATTGCTTCAGTCGTAATTTCCTGTGCTCCTTCTAAACGTTTAGGAATTGCAAAGGTCCAACTACCATCTTCTGCTTGAGTCGCAAGTGCATAGTGTACGTTTGTTAAACCAAATGTGACTTTATTGCTCATTTAAAATACCTCCTGTTTGATTTCATATACTCTGTTGACTGAACTGTCTTCATTGACAAATTCAGATAATAATTCAAATTCATAACCCATAAAATATAGGGATGCTTCTAATTGTTCTTCTAATTCTAAGTTCTTCTTTTCAGTGATAAGATTTACCTGAAAGGTTACAACCTTTGCTACTACTCTATCATCTGCATAAACAATAGAACGATTACTTAGTTCTTGATAGATGAGGTAGTTTGGATCTGACTCCAATCCCTCTCTTGTTCCATACGACACTTTACCTGGTAACACAGAATTAAGTGTATCAAATAAAGCTTCTAGTTTCTCCTGCATCACATATCACCTTTTTCAATTATAGATTTTATATCTTCTAGCATTTTGGGTGTAAGTAAATCATATGCTGGACGCATGAACGGTCTTGGTCCTATATACTTTCCGCTACGATGTGTGAATCCGAATTCAAGTAGATGTGTCAATTTCCCTTTTTCATTTGAGAAGATAGAAATTGTTTTATTAATTCCGCTACCTTGAGGTTCAGCTATAAACGAATCAGCAAATGGTTTTGAACCACCACTTCTAGGTGCATGTGTTCTAATGTAATTCACGATTTCTTGAGCTGTTTCATCAAGTTTCTTTTCAAGTTTCACAATAATATCTTTTGCATAGTCGTCTACCATATTGGATATAGCTGCTCCTAGTTCATCAAGTGTAATCAACGATATCACTCTTTCTAATTTTCGTTTTACTCAAGTAGAGTTCAATAAACTGTCCAATCTGATAGGTTCGTTCAATCTTATAGATGTCCCCTGCAATGTCAGTGTATTTACTTCCATCGTATAAGAAACTTTGAATCTTAAGTGCAATATCAATTCTTATATCTGATCGCTTACTCTCATAATATTCATTTGAGGTAATACTGAAATTAATCCCTATCACTTCTTTAAAATTTTGAAGTTGATAGGTTGATGAACCAATAGAATTTTGAATCAAATCCATAGTTAGTAATTTAAGTCTTATGTTTGGTGAGTTAGGATACATTTTCTTCTGCTCCCTTAGTTAATGCAATTTGTCCTACCAACATATCAAATGTCTTTGGTAGTTCTTTTGCGCTTCCATCATTCTTAAAGCCAAAGAATGTCTTTACATAGATAATTATCACCGTACTAACCATTGGATTTGATTCATCATTTATATAAGAAGGATCAATCCCACAGCTCGTTAAATACGCTTTGCAACTACTTATATGAGTAGATAACTCATCGTCAGCATATGATTCTGATACAGGGATGAGTAATGCTTTTTTTACAATATCTAATATCGCCATGAGATCAATCCTTTCTTAATTTACTCTAAGCTACTATTACGCAGCTGCTTTCTTTTTGATGCGTAGGAATCCGTTATAACCGACTACGTTACCACCAGTGAAAACTGATGCTTTATAGCTGATGATTCCATCTTTGAATTTGTAATCAGTTGATTTACCGATTTCAACTGGTGAGAATACTGGTACTTCATAATTGGTAAGTGCACCGTAAGCGATACCGTATTCTCCAGCGGCTGTATTACTATCTGAGATAGCTTTACAATTTGAGTTAATGATATAAGGGATACCATCGATCGTTTTATTGACGTAATCAATTGTGTGTACTTTTCGACCTTCAGGTGTTTTCAATCCAGCAAATGCACGTAAATCATTCTTATTCAAGATAAGTACTGCTCCACCTTCGACTTCTTCATCTCCACCATAAGCAAAGACAATATCATCAAGTGTTGAATCAGTGATTGCTTCAATTTCAAGTGGTGTGGTATCCGCAAGAGCTACAGCTGCATCACTAAAGATTCCTGTGAATGTATTAGTCGTTCCAGCCCCACGTAAGATTTGTTCACTGATTTTCTTTTTCAATGAGATGTTGATGTTACGTAACACTTCTGCTTGATAAGGAATAGATGGTAGTTTTTCAAGTTCCTCTGTGATTTCTGTATATGCAGTAATCTTCACTTTGGAAATTGTCAGATATCCAAATGCAGGTTCTGTTTCACTGTAAGGTTGTCCCTCAAGGGTAGTACCAGCAATACCATTGCTCTTAACAAATGATTTCTTGTACGTTTCTCCACCATTTAGGTTGATTACATTAACACGATCAACAAGTGTTGAAACTTGTCTAAATGGTAATGGATCTAATCCTGAAGCTGTATGATCAGGTAATAAAATTTCTTCACTCGATACTTGAATAACTCTTGATTCACGTAAACTAGCTCCACGTTGTTCTAGTTTTTCTTTGTCAATTTTAGTTCTGTTATCGATAACAATTGGTTTGATTTCTGTTTTACTAGCAATCGCCATTTTCTTATCAATAACACTTCTTTCTTCTTGAAGCTCAGTCGTTTCAGTTTCAAAAGCTTCTAGTTTTGTAATATCTGTTTCATTATCGACAAGACCTCTGATTTCAGTCAGTCTTGACTCGATTTCTTTTCGTCTAAGTTCTAAATTCATTGTTTTTTCTCCTTTTAAATTTGTGATTTGATTTTGATTCGTTTTTTGATAATACTTGCGTTTTGTTCTTGCTCTGCTAACTCCATAGCCTTTAGTTCTAACTCCATAGACTCTAAAGAACGAGCGTATATACTTGTTGCATCATAAGCCGGAGTATCCACAACCGACACATCATACAAGCGTTCTATCTTTGTAATAGTTCTTTTTGGAATTCTACCTTCACGGTTCCATAATTGTTCATCTACCGTAAAAGCAAAACTCATCTTATCCAACAACCCACTTCTTACCATTTTATAGATGTCCTGGTTTGTATTGGTATCTAATAATTCAGCTCGGACTTTTAATCCTTGCGAATCAACTGATAATTGAAGGGACTGGTTTCTTGTTCTTGCTAAAATTAAAAAGGAGTCCATATGATTGTACTTCATAGGAACATCCTTCATTTTGGTTTCCGATAGTGCTCTTGAATCGATTTCTTCTAAGAAACCATATTCTTCATCACCGATTAATGTTTCATTATTAAAGACTAATGCATAGCCTTCTAATATCATCTTGTCCTCTTCTTCATGAAGAGTGACATCAGCTAATCTAGTTTCCTTTATCATCTTTGCGAGTCTCTACTTTCTTTGGTTTTGGAACTACTTGTTTTTCCAATTTTTGATATTCATATTCAAGCTCTGAGTCTTTATAGAAAAGTGACTCGAGTTTTTCCTTTTTACAATAATCATCAATGATGATCGTCTTTTTCTTTTGTGTATCTAAAATCACCTTTAAGGCTTCTTCAGATATTTTTCCATTAACTGTTATTTTCATCTATAGGGTCCTCCGTTCCTACTTGATATTGATTTGCTTTATCGGCATCGACAAAGTTTAATGATTGAAGTCGTTTGTTTCCACCTTCAATAGGTTCTAATCCTAGTAATGCTCTTGATTCATTGAGTGACATGATTCCTAAACTCATCAATTTTTCAATAGCAGTTACCTTGGTATTCCAGGATGCATATTGAAGTCTTTCACTAAAGAAGATGATTTCTTCTCCACGTTCCAATTGTTTATCGGTAAGCAAACCTATAGAAAAAGCCTCGCTTAATTGAATAGCTAGAGGCTCTATTGTTGATTCGTAGAATGAGTTATATTCATCTTCTGTGTATTTGTTTGTAAATATTGGCACTGATACTCCAAAGTAATCCAAAACTTTACTCTGCAAGAATTCTAGTGTATCTTTATCGATGAGTTTTGGATCAACTTGTAACGGTATATATTCTGATTTCAAATCAATAGGTATGATTGAACTTCCTTTGAGATTAACCGATTCAGAAAGTGCAGCATCGAATAGTTCACGTTGCTTCTTTTTATCCGTTTCCGATAACATACCATTCATCTTCAAAATACCTTTAATCTGCATCGATGATTTCACAGCGTTATCTATTCCTTGAAGTAAACTATCATTAATTGATATGGTTTTGAGGATTGCTTCATGATCTCCTGTGGAACCTGTCCCGCCAAAGATATCGTTTTGTCCGAAGTGTCGTCTTAAATGAATCACATTGTCATATGGCAAAATGTACGATTCACCATTATCAAATAAGAACTTGATGAAGTAAGTATCAGAACTATCAACTATGATTTCAACTGTAATTGGCCTTAACGGATAGACACCTTTTAGTTCACCTGTATCCTTATCGAATTTCGGATAGACAAATGCATTATCATTCAGCAACAGCAAAGTGATCGTTTTGTAGATGAAGTCATAAGGTGTCATTATTTCGTTCGGTTTATATTTCAAAAGAAAAGACAGCCTACCTTTTTTCTCGGTTACTGTCTTATCGTTTTCTGTTTTTATAAATCTTGGTTTGAGTTTAGCACACTGGCTAGCTACTCTATCAATACAAATCTTAACCACATCACTCTTGGAAATATTCGTACCAAATGGTGTGTAAAATGTATTTAAATTACTGATTAACTGGAGTGCATCAAATGATCCAGTTTTACTTTTTCTCTTAAATAAGGCCATGAGCACCTCCAATTAATTTTCAAAATTAATTCATGAGTTTTAATCTTTTTTTAATCAACTCATCAATATTGATATATTGGTTCAATTTATGTTTGAAACCATATAAATCTAAAATAGAGATATATAGTTTAAATAGACTTTGTATCATTGGTACAAAATCTTTTGCTAAATCATTTGAATCACTTTTTAATTGTGGTTTAGCTTTAATTGGTACAGCAATAATATGAGCATTTAGTTTTGTGCGAAATGTTCTAATATGCTCGAGTAAATCATTATATTTTTTTATAATATCTGTACTAATTTGACTTCTAATTGTCTTAATTTCACTATCATGTTCTGGTTTATACTTGTTTTTAATTATTAAATCAAGCAACTTAGGTACAGTAATAGAAGACTTTCCTGAACTGTCAAGAAGCAGTTTGTAAACAACTATATGCATTTGCTCAAAATAAAGTTGAGAATGGAATTCAGCGAAAGTTTCCACATTTGTAGCGTGCTTCATTAAAAAATTTTGCATAAAGTATCCAAAAGTTGCTTCACCCAATAAATGAAATTGATATACAAATACATTGCTGATAAGATTGGTAATATCAGCTGTTGTGAAATTGCTTATATCAGGATTAGTTAACTGATTTTTCTTCATTAATAATCACCATCTTTCATAGATAATTATATCATATTTTCGTAATCAGTTTTATACCTATTTAAAACTACATAAGCAATGATTAAAGCGACCGTTCCATCAATTCTCTTATACTTAGAGTTTAACTTTGATGGTTGAATGTTTCCGTTAAGATCAACCTTTGCTTGTGTATTTGCAAGACACCACTTCATAATTGGATTGTTATTGTAGTTTACAAAGTCATTTTTTAAATCTGCTTCCATAATTTTCATGGGCTCTGATAATGAATAGATTCCTTGTCTAACTTTCTCCATATTGAAACCTAGGTCTTCCATCTCTTTAATCCAATATTGTGAGTTCCAAGGATCATACCCTACCCAAAGAGGTCGTATACCGTAGGTTTGAATCATCTTCATAAACCACTGAGTAACAAGACTAAAGTCATTTTGATTTCCTTCTGTTAATGTAACAAAACCTTTCTTAATCCAGATGTCATATGGGACATTATCTTCTTTGATTCTTTTTTCTACAACTTCACTTGGCATAAAGAAATGTGAAATGACATACTTTATACTGCTGTCTCGCTTTTTAATAACAAGTACTGCAGCAGTTAAATCAGTCGTAGATGATAAATCTACACCACCAATTGCATAAGAATCTCTTAGATCATCAATAGAGTATTTATCTTCATTGTTTAAATCATCAAATGATAACCAGGAACCTGAATCTGCTTGTTTGATATTGAAGTCTTTACAAAGCATTGTGACTCTTGTTGAAAGGTCGTGTTTTGATTTATTCATAACATCTTCTAAGTAATTATTGAGTTTTACAACACCTAGACTAGGGTTTGATTTCTGCCATGTCGAAGGATCCTCATATATTTCCTTTGTTGAATCTTGAGTATACAACCAAGGTAATACTCTAGTATCTTCAATTTCACCTTTTAACATCTTTCTAGCATAATCTAGTTTGTTATCTAAAAACCCACCAACGGTTGTCCCTTCGGTGGTTATGATAAATATAAGTGGTTCTTTCTTTGTTGATTGTGATTGTTTGATTGCATCATAGACTTTTGAATCAGTCATTTCATGGACTTCATCAATACAACCAACTTCAATATTGTATCCATCTTTATTTCTGGATTGAGCAGATAACTTCTTAATCTTGTTTTTGGTCTTTGGAGAATAGATGTGATAAATGTTCTTCTTGCTTCTTGTTTCCTTTGACAATGATGGAGTTTGTTCTCTCATATTATTAATCTCTTCAAATAGGATATTTGCCTGCTCTGTTGTATTAGAAGCACAGACAATGTCTACCCCTCCTCTAGAAAGAAAGAATTCAGCTAAGTCAATACCAGCAACGAATGTTGTCTTTCCATTCTTACGTGCAATGAGTAATATAACTTCATTGAATCTACGCAATCCTGAATCTGCCATCTTAAATCCATAGGCAGTTTGTAGTAATGCTTTTTCCCATAGTTCAAGAATAAATGGCATACCATTAAATGGTGACTTAGTATGTTTACAGAAAGTTTCAATAAAATCAATTCTTAATTTCCCTGGTTGTTCATCAAAACTAAAGTGAGGATTATCTAAATCTTTCATAAGTTGATCAAGTTGTGTTTTTAGTTCTTCTCCGACGATGATGTTTCCGCTATTAATTTCACGGTAGTATTCAATTAAATAGTTCATTCACTAGCTCTCTTAAGAAATTCATCAAAAGCATCATCTCCATCATCTACTTGTGTTCCTAGAATACTGTTAAGTGTCTTGATAACAGTTCCATAGGTATTCACAAGTTTTGTATAATACTTAGCTGCTTCAGTTTGTCGTTGCATACCTTTGTTTGATATTTGGATAGCTCCATACTTTCTAATTTGCTCTTGCAACTTATCAAGTTCCACTTTCATAAATGCAGCTTGATAAATTAAGTTATCTACTAATTCTGTCTTTGATTCATCAACCAAAGAAAAAAGCGATTTTAATCGCTTGTATTCTAAACTAATCTCACTCTTCATTATTATAATTCCAAGATCTAAGAATTTGTTCTTTTGTTCTATTCTCTGTTGGCACAAATGTATGACTTTCTATAGCCTTCATCAAGAACTTTTGAGGTAGCCAATCACCATATTTATACTCATGGAAATGAGTTATATCATATCCAAAATCAAAACCAATGTGTTTAGACTTTTCATAATCATATAACATTGTAATAATTAATGGATACCTTTTAATTTGATAAGTTAACAATGTACTTCCCCTAATGCTAGAAGCAATCGGTCCGAACAGACCATCTTGCCCATCTAAATAAATATTTATAAAAACATGTATATCCTTGCTAGGAAAAACATTAGATTCAGGATTAAGTATAAACTCCTTAACAACAGAATGTCTTGATGAGATGTTCGACAGAGATGCAAACATAGAAACGATTTGTTTAAATACTGGTAAATGGTTAAATTTATCATATTCAATTATGACACCAATTCCTGTAGTAATCTTTTTCTCCTGAATTATATGTGCAATTGATAAAACAAAATCTTTATAAGCACTACCATAATTTCTTCCAGTTAGGTTGTTGCATCTCTTGCATAATGTTTGCAAGTGCATACCATTTTGACTAATTGTGTATTTTAAGTCGTCTTGTTCCCAAGGTAATTTATCTCTTGTTAATAGTTTTGTTGTTTCACTTGGATCGAGCAACTTGATTTTACCTTTATTTAATGCTGATTTCGGTGGTATATGTTCCTTGGTCATTTCAAGAAACTCACCACATATTTTACATTTTCCTGTAGACACTATCCCCACCTACTTTCTTAATCAAAATACAAAAATCGATATTTCAAAATTATTGCCTTGTGTTTTTTGGTTGCCCACCTACGCGGTACCCTTTGATAGATATTAACCATCGATAGGGGGGATCACATAAGAGTTCAGTTTAAACTCTTGTTTATCAGCAGTCATTTTTGATACAGGAACATTAACTTTCTTAGCTAAAGTTGTTATTAGCAATTGATTTTGTTCAGATATTTTTGCTCCAAGATATATATGCGTCAAATACGGAAGAAATAAAGGTACGAATAGCATTTTATCGTACGCTAACTCTTTGTCCTTATAAATCATTCTTACTTCTTGTTCATGTTCCCACAGCTTTGATTTTACAAAGAACAATGGTTTGATGTCCTCAGCAAGAATGTTAACCTTCTTTGTGATTTTCTTCTCTAGATCATATTTTTTTTCAAAATTAATCTGAATGGTCGCTCGCTTATCAAAATATCTTACATCTCTTAATATGAATTTAGATAATTTATCTTCAGGAATGTCAAATTCAAAACACAAACCACGATGTGAATCCCCATAATGTGACCACATCAATATATCATCATTATTTTTTGTAAATGAAGCAACAAACAATCTCTTTATTGTTTCAGTCATGACTTTTTGATTATTTATCTCATTTAAAAAACTCTCATATTCTTTTGGTCTCTTTGCAAAGTATTCTTCATGGAAATCATCTAAAACTAATTTATAATTAGGTGTTACTTCAAATGGATCGTTAAAACTACTAACTCTTGAATAGACAAAGTTAGAGAATAAAATATTATCATAAACATAATCATCACATTTTCTATACTTGTATAGCTTCATAATTGTTCCAATTAAAGCATTTTAAAATATCTAAATGCATCTTCAATTTTTTGTTTATGATCGATAGGACATGGATAAACTCTTTTTGATTCTGATATCCTATTTGGTGCTTTTCTAGTAGATATCCCACATTGTTCCTTCATATCTGCAATCCAACAAGTCTTTACTGAACAATTATATTTATCTTTTATGTAATTTTGAATAGCTTTGTATGTTGCCATGATATCAACTCCCCTTTTTATAATTATAGCAAAAATGAATTATAAAAACGAGGTTTATCGTGAAATCAAATTACCATCTTCATCAAATTGTTGTTGCTTCGAGAAACGTTTATGTTCAGCGTTGTGACATTTCTTACATAACAACTCTAAATTTTCTTGATTCAAACTAATTTCAGGGTTGGTTACATTTAGAACTGTAAGTCTTATTTTATGGTGAACTTCTTCTCCTAAAGCACCACATCGTTCACACTTGCCATTAGCTTCTCGTATCTTAATTTCTCTTGCTACTTGCCATGGAATAGACTTATAGAATCGATGTATTTCTTTAGGCTTTCTCATATAAATTTCTAAGTTCAGCTATCTTATCATCTACATGTTCCCAACGAACATCTAAATCTTCTCTGCCGAAGTGCCCATACTTTGCCAACTCCTGGAACTTAACTTTATCAAGATTGAGTTCTTTTCTTATGCTTTCTGGTCTAAAATCAAAGACATAATTCACGAGTGCCTGTATCTCTTCATCAGATGTAACTCCAGTATCAAAGGTATTAACTAAAACACTCACTGGTATCGCAACTCCAATTGCATAGCTTAAGTGAACCTCGCAATGTGTGGCCAAACCTGCCCCTACAACGGCTTTTGCTACATATCTAGCATAATAAGCCGCACTGCGATCAACCTTGCTTACGTCTTTGCCAGAAAAGGCTCCTCCGCCATGTCTAGAATATCCACCATACGTGTCAACGATTATTTTTCTACCAGTTAATCCTGAATCTGCATAAGGACCTCCAATAACAAACTCACCAGTAGGATTGATTAATACCTCAGCCTCAACTATCGTATCAAAATCAAACATCTTCGTAAGAACCTCGTTAATGATAATGTCTTCTGCTTGCTCCAAGAAAACACCAGGTTGTGTTTGAGCTGAAACTATAATGGTTTGTACTTTCTTCGGTCTACCATTTTCATAACCAACAGATACTTGACATTTACCATCAGGTCCGAAAATGTGAGAATACTTCTCTTTACGAATAGTATCCATTTCTTTTGAGATTTGATTAGCAAGCATAATTGGTAATGGCATGAACTCTTGAGTTTCATTACAAGCATAACCAAACATAATCCCTTGATCACCAGCACCTTGTTCGTGTGTTTCATTTGAATTCACACCAAGAGCAATATCAGCTGATTGTTTGCTTATCTTTTCCATGACTACAAAATTTTCTATATAACCAATCTCTTTAAGTTTAAGTTTTGCTATATTTGCATAATCTACTTTTGCAGTTGTGGTTACCTCTCCAAAGACAAATACTAAATCATCCTTGATTGCTGTCTCAACTGCTACTCGAGCGTTTTTATCTTGTACTAATATCGCATCTAGTATTGCATCACTGATTTGGTCACAGACCTTATCCGGATGTCCACTAAATACTGATTCACTTGTTACTACTTGCATAAAACTTCATCTCCTTTATAAATGAGTAAAAAAGGAGCTCATTCGCTCCTAAGTACTGATTTTGGTAAATATGCTGTGTATCTTGCGTAATGGTATCCTTCGCTTTCAACAAGAATACCAAAGTCATGCTCATTACTTGTTACAAAGATACAATGAAACACATCCTCTTTATCGCAATACATCACATCAATGTTTTCTTTTATAAACTCATAATCATGTAATGGATCGTGTATGAATGTTTCAAACAAATCTGAATCAACGATTATCTCTTTTTCAATGATGAACTCATCTTGTGGAAGAAGTTCATCAGGTGTTGCTTTTCTAATAAAGTTTACTTTCATTTTGCTATCTCCCATGCTGTATAAACTGAACGGTAAGTACAATCCCAAGTATCAAGAATCACTCCATCTTTACAAGTTGTAATATGCCCTGCCATTTTTAAGATGTAAGTGCCTTTTGGATGCAACTCTGTAAAGTCACTTCCTTTGATTCTCGGTTCTCCTTTTACCGGTTTGAATATGAGCCTTGGATAATCTTTCAAATATTCATATAAAAACTTTGTGTCTTTATAACTCGAATATCCAAGTTCTCTTTTTGAGTGGTTTAGTTCTCTTCTGCATTCTAGATAGTCTTTGTTTTTTGCTGTTGCAATTGCTCTTACGACACAATCTCCAGTTTTAATTCCTTTTGGATGTGCATTAAACTCTTTATACATTATT